CCAGCAACCTCCGCACTGATGCGGCGATTGGTCAGCGGGTCAAAGGAAGTCGACCCTGCGGTCTTGGCTATCGAGGTGACCGCGTCATTAAAAAAGCCAAGGATGCCGCCGCCCTTATCTGCATATTTCGGGTCGGTAATGTCCTGCTTCTGTGACTCATTGAACGCCTCGTCCACGCTCGCAGTGGCCTTGGCAACGGCACCGGCAACCACAGTGTCGCGGTGCATCTTGTAGGCGACAGCGCTCCACTGAGCCGCCTGTTGCGATAATTGGGTGTACGACTGACCCTGCGCCACTGCTGCCTGTGACAAGGCACCACCAGGCACCTTGAAGGACATCTGCTGACCGGACACGCCGGTGCCCCGATTAGCTTGCGCTGTGTATTTAGGAACCAACATCAGGAGGGCACGCTCATAAATGCCCGAGCAGCCCCGGATACGCCGCCGAGCAGCGAACCCGTCGCCTGTGTGCGCAACGCGGCACCGCGCTGGTAACCCATAGTGCGCTCAAGCTGTCCGCGCATTCGGTCCTGCACAGCGGCATCCATCGTTGCCCGTTCTTGCGTCCTCGCGGCGTAATCGTTTCGCCGTTGCTGCTCCTCGAATTGATCAGCGTTGTAAGCAAGCTGCAGAGCTGGCGTTCCTCCATCGAGCATCCAACCATTGTGGCTGAGCGCCAGCTCGGTGCTCGCCTGGAGATCGGCAAACGCCCGATCCTCATCCTGGCTTTGCAACTCTCGAAGCTGCAGCCCCTCGCGCGCTTCCTGCTCTTTAATCTTGGCGTCACGCTCAGCCAGCGACTGGTTGTACTCACCAACCTGCTCTTCGGTTTGCGCAGCCTGACGATAAGACCGCGACGCCATCACGCCGCCAACGACTGCCGTCGCTGCAGAGACCGCCGCCAGGACTGCTTTAACCCCCCAATTAATCGCCATTCAACACCTTCGCGTATCTGAAATAGTCGTCGCCTTCAGCGCCAAATCGGGGCATCAGACCTTCGTTCTCAAAGCCCAGCCACTCGGCCAGGCGAATCGCTCGATCGAACTTGTGATGGATGTTTGCCTGCGCGCGATAGATCTCGCGCGCGTGCATTACGTCATCGAACATTGTGCGGATCTGGCGAGCGACCTTGACCTGGTGCCGGCCAATATCGTCACCGCCGATCATCCAAGCCTCTGCCACGCCAGCCCATAGCGGTATCAGGCCGGCGCTGGCGACGATCGCGCCATCGACCTCGGCAGACCAGCTCATGCCTGGCACACGCATCTGGGTCACATATGTATAAAAGCCGCGTACCGGCTCTTCGCCACGCATCGCCTCTTCGGCGTGCCTGACTTCAAACTGCTGCAGGTTCAACGATCAAACGTCTGCAATCTCGGATAGACGCCGATGATCGTCATCGGCAGCGCCTGGTTCTGCGCAATATATATCTGACCCTCGTGACCGTAGCCGCCGTCGAACTCGATGTCTTTGTCGCCGGTGAACAGTGGCACCGCTGTGTCCATCGCCATCGAGCTGTCGCGGAATGGCACGCGGTCATTGACCGTGGCGCTCTCGCCGACCAGCAGGCCGACCGTGCGGTAGAGCCTGATCGTGACATCGCTGATGCGCTTGGTCTTGCCTTGGCTGGTGCCTTCCTGGCTGCCAACATCGACGCGCAGTGTCAGCAGGTGCGAGGTGAACGGCAAGCCGACATGCGCCGTCGTCGCCGTGCGTTCGAGAACGATCTGCGAGGGATCTGCGGCAGGATGCCTGGTTGGATGCGTCGCGCCGTTCGCAAGCACCTCGACATCGAATCCGCGCAGATGCTCGGTGCCCGTCAGCGTACTGGCGGCGCTGCCCGAATAGGTCAGGCCGCTGTCCAAAAAGAATGCGTCGGCAACGTCGGTGCCAAAATCAAAGAGCTTGAACCTCTCGACAAAGCGCTTGGTTGCCGTCGTCCTGGTCTCTGCATAGACCGACATGGTGCCGGTGCCCGCCGTCGAGAAACCAATCTTCTTTGCGTCGGTGTCGGCACTCGCACCAGCGCTGTCGATGAAGATCGCAAACACGTTGGTGCTGACGTTGCGAGCGTAATAGACAGTCTCTCCATCGGCCGTGAACGTGTTGCTCGAGTCTCCCGCCTGCGCACCTGTCGGCACCACGCCGTTGGTCACAAACGTGATCGCAGTGCCTGTTGATAGCCCGTGATTTACTGAGTTGATGCGGTTATTCGCTGTGTCTACTCCGGCGCTGAGAAGCAGCGGCACGTCCACCGTGCGAGCGACAATAACCCACAGCTCGTCTTCGGCTGCCGTGCCAGGGATGCTCGCGATCGACTCGACATGACCATAAGTGTAGTCGACAGCCGACTTCGTAAACTTCCCGCCAATCTTATGGCGGTGCCAGGCGACGACCTCTTCATCTCGGCGATAAGTCATCGCCGCAAGAATGCCGTCGTCACGAACGCACCATAGAATCGAGTCAGGCTCTTTCTGATACGCCATCTCGACGATGCCGTTTTCAGTGATGTGTTCCGATAGGATCGTCAGATCGGGTGCTTTATACGAGTCGCTGTCGAAGTCAAAGACTAGCTCCTGAATCTTTCTTGAGTTCCGATGCAGGAACAGGGTGACGTTGGCCACTGTCTCCGGTCGCACGTCAGCGCTGCCGAATGAACATTGCTTTTTGATCTGTGCGTTGGTCGGCGTTAGCGGTGAATCCGTTCCGCTCGCCCTAACCGCAAACTCACCGCCGACCGTTCCGACAAGTAGAGACCTGGTCGCAGACAAATACCTGATCGCATTAACCTGGTTCGACGCAATCGTGTAGGTCAGCGCGTTGGTGTCTTTGACAGAGCCGTCGACCTCAGCGCCGGTGAAATTCTCGTAGTCGCCCGAGCTGCTGAACCACAGGGTCTGCGGATAATCGGTGCTGCCGGCAAATACCAGGCGCTCTTCGTAGAATGAGACGGCACCAGGAAAACCTGTGGTCGTACTCCAATGACCCAGCGCCCAGTCGGTGGTCGCACCCAGCGCACCGACAATCGTCACTGTGTCGCCGGCAACTTCGGTGACCAGGTCGTCGGCAGGCTTCAGCAACATGGTGTCGTCGGTAACCTGGACGATCTTGACAGTCTTATTATTCGACGTGCTGCCGGTGATGGTTACCACCATGTTGGCGGTAAAGCCCTCATCAACAAAGTTGCGAGCTGTGTCGTGCAGACGGTCGTTGTGTTCAAGTCCGGTCGAATCCGGGTCGCCTTCGTGAAACGAGATCGTCGTTGCGACATAGCTCGGGAGTATTTCAGCAGTGCCATCTGGCATCGTGCCAGCGGTACATACCACCGTCGTTGCGTTGGTGTAGCTGGTGATCTCCAGGAAGCCGTTGAAAATTTTGATCAGGCGACCGACATCGGTGGACGCAAAGGTGTCAGCACTTGCGGTGACGGTGACGCTAGACCCAGAGCGCGCATTCGGCGAAAACGTCGTGGCCGTCACATTGTCGGCAAGAAACGGGCCGTTGATAAAATCGACTTCGCTAAGCGTCCAGGCGGTGTGATCGGTCCTGGTCAGCTTGCGAGTGCTGACACTTGGATGACAGATGTACATGACGTCTGCCGACTGCGCGAACTTGATCGCTCGGAGCTGCGCCGTGGTGTACGGCGTGGCGATCTCGTAGACGACATTGGCAACGCCGCCAGAGGTGTACGTCGAGTAGTCGCGGCTATCGATCCCAGAAAGCTCGAACGTGTTCGTGGTTTTGTTGTCGATCTTGAAAGTGCGGGAATTGACCTGGGTCATGCCGGCGACCGAGCTGATGACGACATGCTCGTCATCGTCGTAGCCGTGAGAGGTTGCCGTCACGACTGCGGGGTTCGCCTTGGTGATCGCCGTGATCGTTTTGTTGCCCTCGACAACTCTGCCGCCGTCTTTGTAGACGCGCATATATAGATTGCCAAACTCAAGCACATAGGCCTGCGTGGTCGAGAACTCAAACGGGATCAGTCGAGTGATCGCGGCGCTGTCTTTAACCTCGCCGATGAACTCAGTGCCAGGCCGGCGCGTCAGTCCACCGTGCGGGTGAACGATAAAATTTTCGATCTCCTCGGCAGCGCTAGAGTATTTCGCCAGATCGGTGCGACCGTGCAGACGAGGGGAAAACTCACCAGCCGTAAACGCGGTGAATGCAGGTGACGCCTGCGCCATTTAGAATCGCGCCTCGATGAACGTATCTGCGATGATCGCGTCGGGATATCCCTCCTGCGCATCGGCGAAGCGCGCCTCTTTTAATTTGATCTCGTATATCGCGAACATATTCGTCGCCAAAGTCGAGGAGCCGACCAGCGGATAGGCGATGTCTGAAGCCATGCGCGCGGCGATCGCTTCAATAAGAAGAAAGTCGTACATGTTTGGGTCTTCGTCACGGGCGATGTACTGGATGTACATAGTGCCTTCGTCGGTCAGCAGGTAGCGATTGCCCTCGACCTTGTATTCGATGTCACGGCGTTCATCGTCGCCATCATCGGAGACGGTCAGCACGCGTAGGCAGTACGGATCTGACGGCAGGCTATAGCGGTAGGCAAATTTATAGACCGGCGCGGTGGCGTCCTGGCCCAGCTTGATCCTACGGATTAGACAGTTCCACGGGTGCGCCCGCATGACGGCATCGCGCACGAACGTGTAGCGCTGATTGCAGACGCGAGCTGCTTTTGAATCCTCGGTCAGCGACGTGATGATCGATGCGCCGACCATGTTCAGCGCCGAATTACAGATGTCGACGTTGGATGTCATGCAGTGTCCTTAAAAAGAAAAAAAGGGGGGGTCG